GAGCAGCAGAGGTTGGTATTTATCGGCTTCCTTCTGTTGTGTCGAATGGAACGCTTACCTTTAGTGGAAACATTGGTCAAGTGATTCCAAAAGGAACGGTTTGCAACACATCAGATGCAAGTGCCCTCTCGTTTACAACGACTGCTGATGCTACGATTACAACTGGTTCAAACGGTCAAGGTAGCGTGGATGCCCCTGCTGAATGCAATGTTGGCGGAATCCTTGGAAACGTGGCAGTAGGCACAATTACCGTGGTTACAGGTAATTTATCCGGTGTACTTCGTGTAACAAACGCTTCGGCTTTTGCTGGCGGTGTCGATGCTGAAAGCGATACGGCACTTTTGAGCCGCTATTATCAAAAGGTTCAGCTTCCAGCGACAAGTGGGAATGCGAATGAATACGTGCAGTGGGTTCGTTCGGTAGCAGGCGTTGGTGATTGCAAAGTGTTTCCGCTTGCTTACGGCAATGGAACGGTTCGTATCGCAGTTATTGATGGAAACGGTTCTCCTGCAACGAGTTCACTTGTTACGAGTGTACAGGCGTATGTTGATTCAGTTCGGCCTGTAGGAGCGAGTGTTACGGTAGAAGCGGCAAAATCACTCACGATCAACTTTACTGGAACGCTGGTTTTAGATACAGGTGTCGATAAACCAAGCGTGATGACGCAAGTAAATTCTGCGATTGCGGATTATTTTAAAACACTTGCGTTTAAAGATACAACAGTGCGTATCAGTCATGTTGCTTTTACGATTTTAAATATTCCTGGCGTTGTGGATTTAACTGGATTTAATATGAATGGTGGTAGTGGAAATATCATCTTAGCAGGTGATACTGTTCCCATTCTAGGGAGTGTGACCATCTAATGAGTAGACCTCTCTTGGATTCAATGCTTCAAAACATGCCGGATTACTACCAAGAATCAAACACTGTAACGAATATTTTAACTCGTCAAGCCGAAGAGATGGATGCGTATTCGACCTCTGTACAAGACCTAATGAATCAATTATTTGTTTCGACTGCAACTTGGGGTCTTTCTTATTGGGAATCCATATTAGACGTTCCAACAGATACTTCCCTTACAGTTGATGAGCGAAGATCTGCCCTCCTTGCTAAATTGCGAGGAATTGGAACTGTGAATGCTTCTATGCTTCAAAATATTGCGGCAAGTTTTGTGAATGGTGAAATTGATGTAGTTGAAAACTTTTCAAACTATGAAATCGAGATTCACTTTGTAGGAACTCGTGGAATTCCTTCAAACCTAACATTAGTAAGAGATTCCCTTGAGCGTGTTGTTCCTGCTCATCTTGCTCTTACATTCATTTATACGTATTTAATATGGGGCGAACTTTCAACCCATACGTGGAACGATTTAAAAAGTCAAAATGGCGGTTCTGGTCTAACATGGGATCAACTGCGAGTCTGGAAATAGGAGGATGAAGAATGGCATCAACTAACCATACAACAAACTATAGCCTTCCTCAATGGCTTAGTAATGATTATGTGCTGATGGATGATTTTAATAGTGCGTTTGCAACGATTGATAGTAATTTAAAGTCGATTTCAGATAAAGCAAATCTCGCTAAATCAGAAGCCGATACAAATGCTTCTGCGATTAGTTCTTTGCAAACAAGTGTGAGTACGAATACAAGTGATATTGCAACGAACACAGGAAATATCTCCACAAATGCATCGGCTATTACTGCTCTTCAAAGTGGAAAGCAAAAAGTGATTACACAATCAGCGTCTGCTCCAAGTAGTCCTAGTGCAAATGATATGTGGCTTGATACTTCGAATGCAAACTACAAGGTCTTGAAAGTGTACCTATCGAGCGTTTGGGTAGAAGTAGGACGTATTCGTTCCGATCAAATTACGCTTCAAAACGCTTCCAGTAACTTTGCTTCTACCACGGTCGAAGGTGCGTTAAACGAACTCTTTGTAAATAAGTTAAAACAAGACGCTAGTGGAAACGCCTATATCGGACCACACGGTGTTCCGATTCTCTATTTTGACGCAGGACGTGGTGCTCTTTCGAAAATCGTTTGGAACGCAAACTCTACGACTCCTGGAAATATGGAATTTACCGTAGAAGGCACGAAAGTAATGCTTTTGGCATCTAGTGGTTCTTTGCAGTTATGGGATGGCGTAAGCACCTATAAAACGGTTCTTACGACAGGAAACGCTGGAGCACAGTATATCTCGGTTGCCGATAGTGGTAATTTGTTTCCGAATGCAACGACTCCTAAAACGTCTGAAACAGTTTTAGCAAACGTTGGTTCACGCTTAGCGGCTCTTGAATCGACAAAGACGAACTTTAAAGTGTATATGTCGGCAGACCAAACACCTACGATTAACACAGACGTAAAAGTTGCGTTTAATACAACTGATTTTGACGACTTAAATGAGTTCGATAAAACGAACTTTAAGTGGACAGCAACAAAAGCAGGAACGTATGAATTCACCCTTTATACGTATATCAATAACACGTATACAGGTGGTACTAACTTCTTTACTACTGTGATTAAAAAGAACGGTGTTCCGATTCAAGTTGTTGGTGCAACTCCTACTGGAACAAACGATGGCGTTCGAATGCTTGGTGGAACGGCTCGTACGAAAATTGCAGTAGGCGATGTAATTGAAGCCTATGTAAACGTCCAATATGCCGCTACGATTCGTGGCGTTTATACGCACTGGACGAGTTTTGAAGGGTATCAAGTTAAATAACGAATGGGGTGTCTTATGACACCTCTTTTTTTACAAGGAGGTGAGAACATGAAAGATGCACTGCTGAATCGACTAAGGAATCCGTACTTTATTCTTGCAGTTGTTAGTTTTCTCTATCAAGTGTTAGTTCATTTTGGCATTCATGTGCCAACTGATTTATATACACAACTTGTAGACTTGCTCTCCTTTGTATTGATGGGAACTGGTATTATGAAAAGTTACAATGCAACGCCAACAGAAACACCAAAACCAATAGAAAATGTGCAATCTAGCGAACCTTCAATCATACAACCGATACAGACAGAAAGCGTTGGAAGATTTGTGAATGGATTGACAGATGGGGGAGATATGAGTGGATTGGAGTAGCCTTACGGATATGCAAGCCGCTATGTTTACATTTTTCGGAGTCATTATCACTGCAGGTGTAAACTATTTTATTTCAAGAAAAAAACATAAGTTAGATGCTAATCAACAAGTATTAAACTCTGTTTTCATGCAGATGGGCATCATGACCAATCGCCTTGAGTTTTTGGAAAAAGACCGCGAAGATTTGATCGCTGACATTAAAAACTTAATGGACGAATTAAATATGGTTAAACAAGAAAACGCCAAATTGATGGCGGAAAACAAAATCTTGCGTGAACAACTTGATTTACTGCGTGAAGAACTCGAAGAAAGGAAATAGGTGAAGTAAAATGGCATATCAAATTACTGAAAAATTAATTTCATATAATCGAAGCAACCAACCATTAAACCCAACAATCCTTGTCATTCACTCAACGGCAGATAATGGGGCAACTGCACAAAATGAATTTAACTGGTTTAATACCGGAAATCGTAATGCGAGTGCTCATTACTTTGTTGACGACACCTCCATCATTCGAACTGTGCCGGAAACAGAAATTGCCTGGCACGCTCTTTATACTGCTAACCACTCCGGGATAGGTGTGGAATGTTGCGAGTTTACCGAAATGACTAAGTTTACGGAAGTGTGGAATCGTGCTTTATGGCTTGCAAGTGATATCTGCACTCGTTGGAAAATTCCAGTTGAAAAAGTATATTCTCACCACGAAGTAACGATTATGTATCCGCAAGACCACGGTACACATACAGATCCAGACGAATACTTTCAAGCACACGGAAAGTCGATGGATCAATTTCGTCATGAACTTGCTATTCTTTTAAATGGCGTTAAAGGTGTTGTAATGGATGATATCGGACAAGTCGTTGGTATTGACCCTGCTTCTACGTTAAACATTCGTGCAGGACTTGGAACAACGTTTCCGGTTCGTTATCAACTAAAACTCAACGATCAGATTCATCTAATCGAAAAAGATACGGTTGATGGCGTAGATTGGTATAAAACAACGTATGGTCCGGAAGGCGGATATGTGAGCGGTAAATATATTAAAGTGCTTCCAAAACCGATGCAGTACCGCGTATATCAATTCGAAAAATTGCTTCAAGAGTTCGTCACACAAACGGATGCCATTACTGAAGCAAAGAAATGGGATCATTCGTCTGTTCGTCAAATTTCCGATGGAACGTGGATTTGGGATAACTACCCAACGCCAGCACCAACGGATATCTATACAGTCGTTGCAGGCGACACACTTTATTCAGTTTCAATGAAAACGAAACTTGCGATTTCGGATATTAAAGCATTTAATGGACTCACTAGCGATGCTTTGTTCGTTGGACAAACACTTCGATTGAATAAACCGCCTGTCCT